ATCACCCCATATCTCATCGTATAAAATATAATTTCTAGCAGCTTCTAATACTTTCTTCTCCCAGTTCTCACTAAATTTCTTTTTAGCAAACACCATGTAGTTATATAAAAATCTATCTCTTTCGTCTTTTAGTTTGGTCCCTGATTCCTGTATCTCTTTGCAAATCATCTGTAAACATGGAGGTCCATCAGCAAACTCTTCTGGTCCTCCGGTTAATACTTCTTTTATTTTTTTATTACTAACTTCTTGTAAACTTTCTTTCGTTTGTAAGTTAGCCTCGATTACTTTTAAAAAATAATCTAAATCCATTTTACTGCCATCAAGTTTATACGCTCTTCTTTCATTACCATTAAAGTATGGAAGATTAATAAAACTACCAGACGTTCTTTCTCCATTTTGGTTTTTACCTAATGAAGTTTGTTTAGGAAATATTTCAGTCTTAGATGGTAGACCAAATAAAAATAATAAGTTAGATAAGAATTCTCTAATTAAAGATGCAGGTACTTTCTCTTTTGTAAACACATAAATGTGAAGTCCACCACTTTTAGATTCAATAGGTATGACAGGTAATTGTTTTGTATCAATAACTTTTAAATACTTTTGTAAATCAAATTTTTCATAGTCATCAGGGTCAATATCAATTGCACCAAAGCTAGCCATGCTTTCATCATCACACGCTTGTATACCAATTGACTTTCGTCCACTTAGATGATCTTCATAATCTTTCTCAGATATATTTCTTTTTGACCAGCCATAATCACCTGGATCAAATCTAAGTTTATTAGTTTTGGGATCATGGTATCCATTCTTAACATTACAGAAACCAAAGTCTCTTTTTAATCCGCTAAAATATTTTTCAAAATCTTTCATAATTTATGAAAGGCGCCTCCAGTCTCCCATAGGCGCCCTCCGTGGCCAGTGTACTCATCTAAGTACTCGGTTATACAATGTCTCCAGTAGTTTTAGGCGCATCGTATTTTGGTTTCGCTGCACCTTTTGATACTGTCTTTTGAAGTTGTTGTGCAATTTCATAAAGTTCAGCATCTTCTTTATTACTGACATCAAGGTTTCTTACTCTTGATGGTTTGTAGACATGCCAGCTTTTACTCCCCGCTGTCTTACCAACAGTTTTTAAATTATAAACTGCTGAGAATGCGGCTGGGTTGAAAGAACCTTCTGCATCAGAGAATCTAAGATTCTTGATCAGATTGTTTAGCTCTCTTGCTGGTGTAAGGTTTGAAGAACGCATAGCAATTACTGCAGGTCTAGGTTCACCCTCTACCAATGCTAACACGTAGAAATATGCAGTTTTCTCTACATAGTTACCGTTAGGTAATCTATATCTACCATTCTTTTCTTCTACACCATCCGCTGGAATCTCTAAATGAGTTCCGACTGGAGCTGAAACACTATCGCCTCTCTCCTGCCATTCCGGATATCTAGTTTGAGAATGAGCAACGATCACATTTAATCCCTCGCTACCATCAATAAGTTGCGTGAAGCCTGATGCATATATCATGCCGGGTTTAGCCCCATTAACATATTTAGCATCTCTTTCATTACACTCAGGTGAGAGTTGATGAAGAATTTTTAAGATCGGAGTTGATACATCATCCGATTTTATTTCTTCTGTGCCCTTACCAGAGTCACCTCTAAGATTGATAGTTGCAAGTGACCCTGCACTATTCTTTTGTACTACTTCTTTATCCATATTTTACTCCTTAATGTTTGTTGGTTTAGTAGTTTAGTTTTTGTTTTTTATTTCCGTTTGATTGCCTTCAAACGTTGTGAACAACTCTGCAGGTATGCTGCCACCTTTTTCGTGATAGTCCCGCAAAGTTGTTCTAAGGGTTCCGGCATGAACTGCAATTTTCCGATCGGGTTCATAACCTTGTCCTCTTGCAAGTGAAGCGTATTGCTCCGCCTTGTTATCTTCGTTCAGACCAAACTTGACTGTGACTTCATTTTTCACAATCGCACCTAGTCCGTTCTTCCGAAGCCATTCATGTGCTTCTTCTTTTTTAGCTGCAATGATAGAAGCACCAAAAACATTTTTGACAGATATTTCTGATCCATCTTTTAGTTTTAATGTTTTGAGATTTAACTGATCCATTAGATCAGGGATAATAATATTAGAATAATATTTTTCTCTTTCTTTTAGTTCTTTTAATTTTAACTCTTGATTAATTACTTCTTGTTTGATTTCTTGAAGTGTATTAATTTCTTTTGAGAGTTCGTCTGGATTGACGTTTGACACCTGGTTCGGTGCATCTTCGCGTAAGTTTATAGTCATATCTTTCCTTATATATGTTTGTTAGTTTAATCATTAATAATAATTCTTTTTTGCAATTCGAAATATAAGGATAAATTTTTTGGTGTCAACTATTTTTGAAAAATATTTACTTCTATAGGATAATAAGTTTTTTCTTGACGATCCCATTTTAAAAGTTTGTACTTACCATTAGTTGTATCTGAAACTAATGAACATACTACACCTATGATAGCAGGGTCACCTGATAATAAAAGATAATCATCTTCAGTATAGTTCTTTAGAAGCGTTCTAAGTTTCATAACTAAAGGTCCAGGTGAATGAATCATTTGTGAAAACTCTGGAAGCAAAGACACAATATCACCATATTTCTGTGCGCCAACAATGTTATATTTTGGTTCACCTTTGCTGGTTCCTGGTATGTCTTGGATTAAATAAACTTTGCTCATTGACTTTTTAACTTTCAAGTAATATATAACAATTAGAAAGCAAAAGTAAACATGAATTATAAGTTTAAAACAAAGCCGTATGCGCATCAATTAAAAGCGTTAGAGCGTTCTTGGAATAGAGAATACTTCGCCTATTTTATGGAGATGGGTACAGGTAAATCTAAAGTATTAATAGACAATGCATCTATACTTTATGATAAGGGTGAGATAAATGGTTTGTTATTGATAGCACCAAAAGGTGTTTATAAAAATTGGTACGATGGTGAAATACCAACTCACATGGTAGATCACATTGAAAAGAAAGTTGTACTTTGGGAAACGTCTAACTCTTCTAAACCACAAAAAATAAAAGAATTAAATACAATGTTCGATACAGGAACTGATTTTCATATTTTATGTATGAATGTTGAGGCATTATCCTATCCAAAAGCTACAGAATTTGCTAGACGTTTTTTATCTTCACACAAAGCTATGATGGCAATTGATGAGTCTACTACTATTAAAACTCCGACTGCTAATAGAACTAAAAATATTATGAAGTTAAAACCTTTTGCTAAGTACAGAAGAATTTTAACAGGTTCACCAATTACAAATTCACCATTAGATTTGTGGAGTCAAGCTCAGTTTCTTGATGCATGGCTCTTGGGTTTTGATTCTTACTGGGCATATAGAGCTCACTACTGCCATATGAAAACTATGAATTTAGGATCTAGATCTGTCAGCGTACCGGTTGGTCCAAACAAAAGAAACATACCAGAACTAGAAGCAAAGATAAAATTATTTAGTGAGCGTGTCTTAAAAGACGACTGTTTAGATTTACCTAAAAAAACTTTCTTAACACGTAAGATAGATCTTACTGGTATACAAAGAAAACTTTACGATGAGATGAGAAGGTATGCAATCTCAGAACTAGAAGGTAAAGTTTGTTCTACATCTACAGTGATGGTTCAGTTATTAAGACTACATCAAATATCTTGTGGTTATCATGCAACAGATGATGGTAAACCCCAACAACTACCATGTAATAGATTAACAGAGTTGATGGATATACTTTGGGAGGTATCTGGTAAAGTAGTTATTTGGTCTTACTATGTTGAAGACTGCAGAAGAATTATAGAAGAAATAAAAAAACATTTTGGAGAAAATTCTGTTGTAGATTATTATGGTGCAACAGCCACAGAAGACAGACAAAAAAATATTAAAAAATTTCAAGAGAACCCTGATTGTAAATTCTTTGTAGGTACAACAGGCACAGGTGGTTTTGGAATTACATTAACTGCGGCTAGTACAATGATTTATTATTCTAATGGTTATGATTTAGAAAAACGTTTACAATCAGAGGCACGTATCGATCGTATTGGCCAAACTAAACCTATGACTTATATTGATTTGGTGGCTGAAGATACTATAGATATAAAAATTCAAAAAGCTTTACGTACTAAAATGAATATTGCTAATGATGTTATGGGTGAAGAATTAAAATCTTGGATCTAAAAAAGAAAACCTTTATCTAAAACCTTTTCTAATAGCAGAAGTGATACTGCCCCAACAGTACCCAATAACACCCAATAGATCTTGTCTATCTTACCGCCCAAATCGTGTATACCATCATGCATATGTTTAACATCGTTTTTTAATCCAGTAATATATCCATAAATAGAAAGCAAGTGCTCTCTTGTAGTTTTAGGTTTTAATTTGTCTCCGTTAGGCATTACGTTATAAATCCTCTGTTTCGTAACATTATTTGTTTTTCTTCATCAGATAATAATGCATTTTCTACTGGCGTCAATCCTCCGGTTTGTGCACCACCTGCAAGCAAAGTTTCATTTACAATTTGTTGTCCTTGTGTAATCGTCCGTGTATTAGGCATCGCTGACGTTACGTTTGAAGGTAAAGGTGGTGTTTTTGGTGGTTCTATAATGTACTCATTAATATCTATACTAAATGGTTCTCCTAATTCTAATTGTCTTAGTTCGTTATTAATTTGTCTTAGGACAGGAGCTGCTTCAATAAATGGATTATCTTCCCCTAAATTGTTTGCAATCTCTCTAAATCTATTAGCAATTTCATCGGATGGAAAATATGGTTCAAATTTACCACTTCTTAAATTACGAAAATCTTTCTCACTAATTTGTCTATCTTTAAATTGTCTTCTTAATGCTCCATCTTCTATGCCTAGCGTCTCAGCTGCATTTAAATCATTAAACATATTTTGTTGAACATTAAAACGTGCAGCGTTTGATTGTACATATCTTTCGATAATATCATTTACTTCTACAGGTCCTCCTTTTAATAGACCAAAGTAACCTCCAGTAAATTCTCTTCTAGCATTTCTAATACCTCTTTGATAGTCAGCTATTTTAAAACCCATAGATCTTGCAGGATCTACTTTAATAGGACGTAGTCCCATAAAACCTGCTATCTCTGGACCAACATCTAATTCTTGACCGGTCTTTGTTGGTGTTCCAGTTGTGGCTTGTGCTAATCTTACAAACTGTTTGTACGATGGTGCAAGTGCATTACCTAAATGTAAAAATCTTATTGCAGCTTTATCACCTGCAGATGTTTGATCTGTATATAATCTTCTACCATCAGCAGTTACACCACCTCTTACAGTTAAATCAGTAACAGCTTCTGTCCAAATAGATTCAGATATAAATGGATTCATTATTTCTGCACCTGATTCGTTAACACCACTTACAAAAGCAGCTAATAATTGTTTGTCATTCATTTGACCATCTTGAATATTATTTAATAAAGTTTTAAGTGGTCTAGCAATAACATCATAAGCGTTGCTATGACTAAAATCTATATATCTTAATTCACCTTCATCATCTCTTATAGGAATTAATGTAGAGTTTTTTGACCACTCAGGTACGAATCTTCTTAATGCATCTAATTCATCTTGTGATACATCGTACAGAGCTTTAGCTCCTTCAGTAAGTGCAACAGGTACTCCTGTTGTAAATGTAGCTAAACCTAATAATCTTTTAAAACCATCACCATAAAATATATTATCATTCTTAACTAATCTTGATACACCATCTTCACCAATTTCAAAAACTACAGGTAGTAAATTACTACCCACTGTTGGCTTAGAGTGTTTCATTGAATTAATACCTAACTCTGCAATATTAGTTGTAGTTCTAATCATCTCAGATGGAAACGACATAAAATTACCAATAGGTAAAAGTCTTGCTGTTCTTACAGCAGATCCAACAAATGCATAATTAGGTACAGTGTTTTTAACAATATTAGCAGCTTGTTGTTCTATTGATTCTTCAGTAAACTCAATACCTGCTTTTGTATATGCTCTTCTTAATTTTTCTTGTTCAACTACAAAATTTGCAATCTTAAATGTATCATCCTCTGCAACGTATTTACCTTGAAAGAAGTTACCAACTCTTTTCAATTTACCCATCATAGGACTTAAAATACTATCTACGTTCGCAGCTTGTTCGCCAAATCTAATATCTCTTAATAAAGCTTTTAAATCTCCTATCTGTACTTGTGAGTTTACAACTCCTAATTCTTGAAGCCGTCTGTATGCTGCTTGTTGCGCTGCATCAGGTGCTCCTACTTTTAACAGTCCAGATTTTTCTATACCTTCTTTAAATGCATCTGTATAAAACTTAGGTTCAAATAAATTACCGTTTGCACCAGCAAAACCAAATGCACTAATAAAGTTACGTATGTGTGTTGGTATCGAGAATACTGTTTTAGCTAACTGTGAAACTCCTTTTGGAAACAATAATAAATTTCTATACATCCAACTAACAGCAGCTTCTGCTCCTTCTTTACCTTCGCCTCTAACAAAACCTTGAAGACCACCTGCTATATTATTAGCACTCTTAATAGCTTCAGCTATTTCTTTTGTTGTATACTTACCAGCTAATGGATTTATAATTTTACCTGAACCAGGTAGTTCTTTTACAATATCATCTACAGGAACTAGTTCTATTCCAGTTCTTACAGAGTCCAATGCTCTTTCTCCTGCTTCTTGACTGCCCCAAAAAAATCCTCTACCACCAGCTGCTTGTACTTGATCGTTCTTTGCAGCGACATCAGTTAGATAACTAGCTGTTCTTGCAACAGAGGATAAATTAGTGATGGCATTAAATATTGAATATCGTGGATCTTGCACCTCTCCTAATAATTCTCTAATGACCTTTGGCGGTAGTTTAGTTCCCTCAATAGCTTCTTTTACAAAATCTGCTCCTGGTCTGCCTTCCATAGTTTTATTTATGTAATCATTAAAACCTAAAGCTTTAGGTTGTTTTCTTTTAGAAACTGTTGCAATTAAACTATCTACTTGTGCTTTTGCTTCTTGTCTATAAGTATTAGATCCTACTTTAAAAGCTGCATCACCTTTTTCCTGTGCAATTTGTTTTTGAAAAAATCTAATACCATTTTCGTAAGCTTCATCCGTTGGTTCGTATCTTCTAAAAAATTTAAATAAACCTTTACCTTGATCCTCAAATATTCTGTATGTTCCACCAATCCAACCTACAACTCGGTCTTTCATTAAACCTTTTAATTCTGTTTGAGCTTTTTTTAAAGTATCTCCTGTAACAGAATCATCTAGTATAGTTACAAGTTTATTAAATTCTCCTCTAGCGTTTTCTAAACCATTAATGATTATTCTTTGTGACTCTTCTTTAACATTGCTTTTGCCCATAGAGCTAAACAATTCGTCAACTTTTTTAGGATCTATTCTACCTCTAATATCTCCTTCAAATAATAATTCGTTTAGTTGTTTTAAAAATTTATCTTTTTCAGGTCTGACAGATTTATCAAACATAATCTGTGTTTCAGGAAATATGTTATCTACTTCTCTTGTAATATTATCTACAATTTCTCTTGCTCTACCAAGATCAACTCCCTTCAATGCTTCTTTTGTGGTTTCTGCATCAAATAATTCTTGTGTTAAATTACCTCTAGGACTAAACGGAGCTCTTACATATTTATCTAAAAATCTTGCAAACTTAGAGTTACTGTACGCAAGATCTTTACCTCTGTTAGCTAATAACTTTGCTGACTTACCTGCGCCATATACAAAAGGTGTAACTAATAAAGACTCAGATCCAAACTTAAGTCTATTTAATAATTTTCTTGTAGCATCTTCTCTGCCTGTGCTTTGTTCTCTATCAAGTTGTGTTGGACCACCTTTAAATAAATCTCCAAATGTTCCAATCTCTTCTACGTCAGCAACAAAAGCTTCCCCTGCAGCTCCACCTAATACACCAGCTGCAAATCTTGGATACTTAGATTTTCTGTTTAAATCTTTTGCTTTATTTAAAGCTTTCATTAACTCAGATCCTTTTAGATTAGCATAAGCACCTGAACGTCTTGCTCTTAACGCTTTAGCTGTAAGATTTCTAGCTGCTCTGTTTGCAACTTTATATCCAATAGCACCAGGTACAGCAACCTGTACAATAGCTTCTGTAAGTTTACCAATAGCTCTTTCTTCTGCTATCTCTTCAAATGGATTTAATTTGTCAAAAAAATTTTCTACGTCTGCAGCTAAATTAGTGTCTGCACCTAAATCAATTAATTCTGCACCTAATGAAAATACACCTTCAGGTATTTTTAATAACCCAGATGCAATACCAGATGCTGCTGCTGTGTACCATGCTGTATCGTTATTTCGTTCAGCACTGTTAAGAGGTAGAAATTCTTCTGCCATTTAGACTCCTACGCTCCGGTGCCAAAATCGTCAGGCTTATTTTTTTGTATTTCTTCTATTATTCTTTTTTGATTAGGACTTAAGATCTTAAATCTTTTACTTATATCTGAATCTTTTTCTTCTTGTGTAGTCCCTGCTGGTGCCGGTGGATCTACAAAAGTAGCGATGTCTTCTATTATCTCAAACGTATATTCACCATCTCTGCCTTTTCTTAATCGTTTAACTTTACCATCCATAACATCAAAATAAACTTTACCAACATCTCTGTCTTTAGCTTTTTCTAATTTTTTAGACGTGCTTCCGTGGAACTCTCCACCTAATAAACCACCAAAGTTTTTATCTCCAAACTTATTAATAATTTTAGCTTCTATATTTTCGTTTTCAAATTTAACTCTATTAGATGCTTGGTTTCTGCTGCCACCATATGTGTCTGCAAAATCTTTAACTGTAAATTGTTGTTCCGTTTGTAATTGTTTGTCTATTAATTTTTCTTGGAATTCTTCTTTTCTAATAATTTGTTCAAGTTCAAAAGCTCTACCTTCCTCAATTAATTTTCTTTCGTAATCTCTTTTCTCTTCATCTTTAAGATCTGCATAGGTTCTAGCCTCATCTAATATTTTAGCATCATAAGCTCTTTTATCTTCTGTTTGTAGTTTTTCGTAATCTCGTTTATCTTGTATTAAATCTAAATTAAATTTTCTCTCATCATCAATTAAACCTTTTTGAAAAAGTCTATCGTCTTGTTTTACTCCAGCTAAATAATTTCTTTCATCATCTCTTAAAAAATCTTGATAGGATCTGTCATCAGCTTTTAATGCTAATTGAAATCTTCTATCATCAAATTTTTGTTGATCTTGCAAACCTAAATTAACCGCAGCTCTTTTAAGATCTCTACCATATTTAGCTTTAGCATCTGCTTGTTTTATTAATTGTTGAGTAGCTGGTTGTAGTCTTCCAATTGCATCAGCAAAACCTGTAGCCCCTGCAATGTTTGGACCAGCTGTTAATAAGAAACTTGTTAAAGGATCCATACCTCCATAGTCACCTGCACCTGCTGTTAATTCAGCGAGATATTGATCTGTAGTTTTAGGCTTACCTATATCTACATTAAGAGCTGGAGATTGTGATCTAGCTGTTTCTTGTTCTTGTAAACCAAAATCTATATTTTTACCCATACCTTGAAAACCTGCTGCAAAACCTTCTTGCGCCTGCACTCTATCTGTAATACCAGACATAATGCCATTGCCGACATTGCCACCTTTTCTAAACATTGGTCTTTTAAAAGTTCTCATTATCTTGTTGGCGGATTAAACGCTCTGTATATACCAGCTAACGTTCCACCTGCTCCTATTGCTGTTGCGATTGGACTTGGACTAGGTTGAGATATCTGAGTTGTTTGACCCGGATATCCAGCGATTAAACTTGTAACTCCTTGACCATAAGTCTGAGCCGCAGTTAATGGTTGTTGTAATTGTTGTTGAGCCAACTGTTGTTGTGCTTGTAACTGTGCTTGCTGTAACGCTTGGTTCTGTGCACCAAGAGTAGATAACGCTCCAACATCTTGACCTAAGAAAGCTTGTTGTTGGCCAGCTAAATTTAATTGTTGGTTACCCAAAGTTTGTTGATTTAAAAATGCTTGTTGTGCTGCGGTTTGGGCTTGACCAAAACCTTGTTGTAATAATTGTGCTTGTAATGCTGCTCGGTTCCTGTCGCTTGCTTGTTGGTACTCAGCTCTTTGAACTCCTTCTCTACCACCACCGAATGCACCAGCATTAATTGCTTGTGCTGCTAATGCAGGTAAACCTTTTTGTGCTTGCACATCAAATTCTCTTAACGTCGTATCAATAACATCTTGTTGATATGGAGACATGAATTGTCTAAATGCTGTAGGTCCTGTTAAACCACCAGCTGTTGTTTGTGCCGCTTGTGCTTGATTTAAAAAAGGTTGATATGCACCAATACCTTGAGTAGCTAAAGTTTGTGCTTGTGCTTGTAGTGGATCTTGACCAGCTACAAACTGTTGTCCAAATACTTTTGAAAGATCAGCTGTTTTAAACTGACCCGTCGCTGTTGCTAAATCACCTAAAGCTACTTTACCAGCTGCTTCTATAAACTCAGGTGGTAATACTCGTGTCTGTGTTATTTCTGCCATTATGCTACCTTATTCTCTAACCTTTTCATTTGATCATATAATCTTTGTGCACCTTTTTCGATGCTACCATTACCCATTCCTCTAACAGCATCAGCTGTCATTACAAATTCATTCTTACTTAACATTGCAGGTACATCATCTGCTTTTTCTTTTATACCAACTGGTACAAATCCGCCTTCGTCTCTGTAGTCTCTCTCAATAGTTCCTGCTTGATTAGTTCTCATAATACCTGTTGGCATAGCACCACCCATTAAACCAACACGTCCACCTACAGCATATTCAGAAGTATTAGTCGTTACAAATTCATCTACCTCTTCATCGCTTGCATTAGGATTTAATTTTGTAAAATAATCTTTTAGATAAATACTTAATTTACCTTTGTCTCTTTTAATTTCTTCTACTTCTTCCTCACTTGCACCTGTGCTCATAAGATAAGAAGCAAACGCTCCACCTAAACCTAGTTTAGTTCCTGTGCTTAAATTACCAAACATTGATGCAGCTTTACCAAAAATACCTGGAGTTGTAACAGCAGCACCTTTCATGGCTGCTGTAGCGCCAGGTAAAAATTTTGTAGCTCCACCAAATAATGCATTACCTAAAGCTGATCCTCTTAAACCTGCAGCTGGACCAAAACCTGCTAAACCTGCTCCACCTATTAATAAAGCAGCTTTACCTATAGGTGATTTAACTATTTTCTTAATAGGCTTAGTTATTTTTTTAACTAAACTTCCTAATCCATATAGTTGTCTTGGTTCCTGCATTCGTGTAATTGTCATAATTTAGCCTAAATTTTATATGTGTGGCAGGCGTACTATTCCTGAAATATAACACTTTATTTGATTTTTTTGCTATCGTCAACCAGTTTTAAGTTGTCAAAGAACCTTCCACAGAACTGATGCTCACCTACATGAGTTATATAGTCCATGATATATAGATAGACTTTACCACCCATATCTCTCCATCTTTGACAAAAGCCAAAGTCTTCACCGAAATACTGTTTAGTTTCTGTGTTGTGCAAAGTATCAAAGAAGTTATAAAAGTTTGGTTTTTTAACTTCTTTACCATTAATATTAGTAGGCTGAAATATTTCTAACTCAGGGTAATGTTTTATCATCTTTTCTAATACATTTCTTTTAATTAACATACAGCCAGTAGGAGCATGGGTTGCTTCTACAATACCACCATCTGATGGTATATAATCTTGGTTTTCTAATTTAATAGGAAAGGTATATCCTGGTTTTTTTAAATCATCTACACTCTTAGCTCTGTCTTTTTGTTGAAATATTTTATCCCAGTCTAATGATTTCATTGGATAGGGACATGCAATAACATCCTTATCTGCTTTTAACATTGTCTCAATAGTTCCAAAGTCAAAGTCAATATCTGAATCTATAAATAATAAATGTGTATAACCATCTTCATGGTTTAACATTTCAGCTACACATAGGTTTCTACCTTGAGTAACTAAAGACGATTTCATCAAAGTAAAACTAACTAATATTTTTCTCATTAAACAATCTTGTTGAAACTTTAACAAAGCTTGTGTGTAATGAATAGAACACTCACTATGCACAGGGGTACAAACCATTATCTTATGAGGTGATTTAGATTCCGGTTTAGGTTCTGATAGATCTATTGTCTCTACAACACTTTTTTCGCCAAACCATATTGGTTTATTTGGATTTTGCATTAATCACTCCTTTTAAAAAAGTTGTCCACTGCATAGCAATTTTATTCCAGTTGTAATAAATATGTGCATAATTAGATTGTGAATCTAAGTGATCGTGTATTTGTTTTTGATCTAACGTGTGTGATGCTTGTTCAATACCAAAACCAAACTTTTGAGCAAGAGCTCTGTGGTTTTCATCGTATGGTACATACATAGGAAACTCTGCCCCTGTTTCATATAAAGCGCCAAAGTCATCTACGATGCAATATAAACCTGCAGCCATAGCTTCTAGTAAAGATATACAAAACGTTTCTTCAAAGATACTAGGATAAGCATACATATGATAATTTTTTAAATTATCTTTTATGTATTGATTTGGTTTATAACCAATATAATTTACATTAGGTAATTTTTTAGCTTGCTCATACAGCTCTCTATACTCATGATCGTTTTTATCATAAAAGTCTTGACCATAAACTTCTGTAGACGAATACACATCTAAAGTAACTAAAGGATTTTTTACTAATTGCATTGCACCTAACAATACAGATAAACCACGCCATGGTGTGTTTTGATGTATTATCTTTATAGGTTCACCTTTTACATAAGGTTTAGCTTTCTCTATTTTATCAATACCATTCTTAATAACTACAGATCTGTTCGTTGGTATATTAAAATGAAATCTATATTTTTCATATGTCCAGTGTGAATTAAAAACATACCAATCGTATTTACTGTGATTAGATGGATCACTAAACCAAGGTGCTAGGTTAGGTTGATCGTAAGAATTTTTTTGCCAAAGTATATTTGGTTTAGTAGGATGTAATGGTATTTTTTCTGGGACCGAAGTACATATCTGTACTTGATCTAATAAATTTTTATCGACGTATTTTTCTAAATACTCAAATTGTAATTCTGTTCCGCCTTTAGGGCTTTGGTTTTTTATTGTCATTCATTACTTTCTGAAATACTTCTAAACCTTTATTAGTTACCTGCACAGTAACGTCTTGTACAATATCAGGTCCTTCTTTCTTTTCTTTATATGTCTCTCCGGTTTTTGTATTTCTATATGTTGTTATAGTCGTACAATTTATTTTTGGTAAATTATCCATTTTCATTCTGTCTATCTATTAATGCGTAACTGACAACTATTTCAAGTTTGCTGGCAGTTTCTGCTTGCGCTTTTATAGCATCTCCTTCTTCTAAATTCAACCCCTGTTCTGTTGCATTTACTGTACTAGTTGCAGGTATATCTTTTCTAAAAAATTCTACGTCAGAGGTAGCTGAACTATCTCTAAAGTCACAATTTACTGTCACAGCACCGGTGCTGTTATTAGATATATAAACAGATTTTACAATGGCCACAGCAGTTACAGGTATAGTCAAAACTGTAGTCATGTTTGTATTGGCTAATATTACGCTAGCGTTTTTATAATTTATACTCATGATAAAAAGTAATTAAATGCGTCTTGTTCATTTTTCAAGTCTTGTTGAAAAGAAAAATTAAGTTGATTTTGTAATGTAGTTAAAGACTCTATTATCTGTCTTTGATTTTCTACATCGTATTCTTGTTTTGGTTCAGGTATGTAGTTTGTTACTTTAGCCATTAAAATCTATCTCCTCGTCCTCTATCTCTTCCTCCACCATATCCACCAGATGACCTAGATTTAGAGGGTGATGGTCTACTAGATGTTTGACGACCCATACCACGATCTCTATCACTTGGTTGTATATTCATAATTCTAGGGCTTACCACTTGATTAATAGTCCCTTGAGTATCTCTTTGAATGTCATCTCTAATAGCTCTTCTTGTATCAAATTTGTTTCTAAGACTTTCAAGACCTCTACCGACTGCAGCTATTGGTGAAACTCTTTTAAAGAACTCAAATAACCTTGCAATACCTTCTTGAAACTTGTTAGGTTTGCTACCTAAATAATCCACTTGTTCTTCATCTTCTTCATTAGCTACACCTAAAGAACCTATTCCTTTAAACCTATCTAAATTTAGTCCCTCTAATCTGTTTGCTGGTAACTGAGGTTGAATATTATTAATGTCTCTATTTACAAATCTTAAAGTATTTATTCCAGTTTCTGGTCTAAGTGATATTAAATTAGAAGAACTTACGTCAGGTCTTAAAAAAGTATTATTAACCATTGGTGCACCAAAATTAGGATACAAAGGTTCTAATCCCTGTCTAGGAAAAACTTGTTCAGTGCCTGTATTAAAAAAATTAATATTACCTTCTGTATCTACTAAATTTCCTTGTGGATTCATAACTACTTCTGCACTAGCTGCAGGGGAAATAAAAAAATTACCTATTCGTTGTAATAGATTTGGTTTTTGTTCTTGTTGAGCTTGAGCTTGATTTATATAATCCTGAGCTTGAGCAACTATTGAAGGGTCACTACTTTGCAACATTTGATTTATCATTTGATCTGATAAACCTATTCCATAGCTAATTGATTTTTCTGCCATTATCTTCTTCCGTCCGGTTGTGCGTCTAATCTTAGTGTGCCATATCTCCAGGTTTCACCTGTTCCATCGTTTTCTATCTTGACAGACAATAATCTACCTCGAGCTCGGGTATCTATCTTATCAGTTGCAGCGGTAACTGTAAAGGGTCCTAATGGAGAACTAACAGCTACGTCATCTGGATAAGAACTTACAAACAAAGTAATCTGCGCATCCCCTGTTTGATATTTAAAATCAGGTATAAATCGTCTAACAGCCATAAAGAATTCACCATCTCCCCTGTAATCTGCAACACCTGTTTGTTGACCAAGAGCACTACGTCTAGAGGTAATATCCCAATCTCCAGATCTTATAAATGCAGGAATAGCTGTGGTTGCAACACTGTTAACTTGATCTGTACCAACTTCATGTTCATAGTAAAGGCTAGATCCATATTTATTAGTGATACCAAGAATATCAGGAAACACTGGTGTTGCACTATCATCATAATCAGTTGCATAAGGATTATCAAATACACCTTGATCTGCATACGTCGTTCTATCTAATGATGACGTTGTCCAACAGTTTTCAGAATAATTATAAGTTACACATCTATCGATTTGCGTAGATCCAGCTTTTGGATAAAACCAATTTACTTCTGTATATAAATTATTTGACCCTGCAAATACAACATCACTTGCATTAAAGTTTAATCCAAGATTAGTGCCGTCTGTGCTAAATACAAAATCTTCTACAAGACAAGGTAATGATTTTACTGTACCATCAAATGCAAAGAATCCACCTTGAGAACCCATCCAAAATACAATACCATTAACATAGGTAGCTGCATGTTGACCGATGCATCCACAGTTCGTACCAACCTGTCTAACACTAAATGTAAACGGTGGACCAACAAATTGAATAACATAAGCTGCATTATCAGTTATAACAAAGACATAATCTTTACCTTGAAGTGCAGCCCTTATTTCGTTACCTGTATCTAATCTAAATGTACCAGCAGTGTTTGTAGCTGTTGGTGTGTAAGTGTTTAAATCTTCTTGATTAGAAAATCTTACAAACATCGGATCTTGTGTTGTGGTATCACCGATGGTTGTTTCAGTTCCAAAGTGAAATAAATGCCTATCTCTGTCGGACACCAAAGTAAATCTACTAGCTGTGGGGTTATTAGTAGTTGCAAAACTACTCGTAGATTTTGAAGCTCTAATAGTTCTAGCATTTGTTGCACCTGCATTCCATGTAAACGTTTCACCGTTAAATATAGTTGCAACTAATACTTGACCAAAATTATCTAGGCTCCAGTTTCCTGGATCCAGTACCACAGAACTTGTAGATCGCTCCGTACCCCAAGTTTCAACGTTCCAAGTAGATGTACCCCAACCATAACCTGTAGTTTGTGTTGTTGGTCCAACTATAA